TTGTGTAACTTGTAATCCACGAGCAGTATATCGAGCATCAGCAAAAGTATCAACAGAATCCTCGTCTGTTGCATTTGTTGATGAACTTGTTAATCTGAATACTCTTTCACCTGTTCTAAATCGTACTGTACTTGTATTTGGTATTGCAAAAGTTCCAGAAGCAGACCCAACTGAATCTGTTAAAATAGAACCACCAAGTACACCACCTGTTGGTGTAACATAAGTTGACACATCAACATTATCAAAGAAAGAATAAACTCTTGTATTTGGTTTTAATCGTGTAGCACTAAATGAAATTGTACGGCTACGAATAAAAGGTATAAATGCAACATCAACAACCTTATCACCATATGATTGAGTTAAAAGATTTGACCCAGCAATTTGTCTTGTAATACCTGTTCTTGTAGATGAACTTGTTGTACCAGAAACTGTTGTTACTGAATTACCACTTTGACTTGATTCAGACCACGATCCTGTCCAGTTATTTTGCCATTCATTCCAAACTGTTCCTAATGAATTACCACCAACTGCCAGACTTGAAATTGTATCAAATAAATTATTATCATTAACAATTAAATCTGGTTGCCTGTCAACATCTTTCCATTCATCTAAATCTGGTGTTAATGCAACATCACCAACATATTGGAATACTAAAAATGGATTACAATTAACTGATTTGGTTGCATAGTCATTTTCTAACATTGTTGAATGTGTATATGGTAAAGTAATCAAGTCACCAGTCTTTTGATAACCTGCCGTTGTTCTTAATGCGTCCGTATTGTTTTCAGCACTTTCTTCCAATCCAACCATATCAGCAAAATGCTTAGGTCGTAATTCACCTTCTGCCATATCAACTGACGCTTTATATTCAGTAGATATTACATCACCAACATTATGACCTTTAAAACTATCCACAACAATACCATTTTTAAATCTATCTAAACCTGTACTTGCGTCCTGGATTTGTGTATTGATTGCTGTTTGTTCCAATAAAGACAATTGAGTATAATATTCAATGTTTTTAATTCTACTTTCCAACTTACCAATATCTCTCATAGTGTATCGTCTATTGTCTATTGTAGTAATGTTAACATCATCTGTATTAAATGTATATGCAGGTAATTCAAGGCGATACAACACCATAGCGTCATCAAGTTTATCTGGTCGTTGAGGATCAACCGCTGCTGTACCTTTTGATTGTTTAAACAATCCATCTTTTGTTAACCATACACTATCAATCCGTGAAAGATAAAATTCAAAATCTGAGGTCAAGTCACTACCAGGTTTTGGCATATTAGAAGCTGAAGAACCGGAACCAGTAAATGCTGTTGCAGCAGTAGGATCTTTTACATCATAACCTATAATATCACTAGCATCAGCAGCTCGTGGACGGAAATCCACACATTCTCTTAATTGTAATCGACCTTTTGTAGGACTATCAAATGAAGGTATATTAGAATAATCTACAACACCAGCATAACTGTCTACACTAAAATAATCTCCTGAACCGTGTGAAAGATAATCAAAGTTAATCAGTAATCGTCCAGTTGGTGCTTGAGCACCATCTTTTATATCAATAGATGCTACATCATAATAAGCGTCCCTTTGTCCAGTATCTAAAGTAAATCTATCTGTAATATCTGTATGACTTGTTGTTGCTGTTGTACTAAAATCAGGTGCCATATAGACACTATTCAAAGCATAAGCATCCGCCTTAGCTAGATTTATTTTAGGTTCTGTTGCAAGAGCTGAAGTAGCAATAGCAAGAGTTTGACCTTCTATCAAAGTTTTTGTTTTTTCATTCGCAATACTTCTTGTTATTGTTGCTTCAAACTTAACTTTATGTCCATTATATCCTGATCCTAAATCAATTGTAACTTGTCTGCCTGTTGGTGAACCACCAAGAGTAAAAGAACCTGACACACTTATTAAATCACCAACCGCACCAGTACCCCCAGCACCAGTAGTCATTATTTCAAGAGTAAAATCTTTTTCCGCATGAGCGTCAAAAACTTCATTTGCTCCAGCAGAGAAAGTATTTACACCAGCACCTGTTAATGTGGCAACAAATGTTCTTCTTACTTTATGAGTTGTATCTGTAATGCCTAAATTTGCCGTTGTCTTTAATGTTTTAATAACATCTGATGGTAATTTATAAACTAAAGAGTTTTGGTCAATATTACTCATACGAACACGCTTACGAGCAAATGGTGATGTTGTAGTTATATCAGCAGTCGCTACTGCTGTTACAATTGTCATTGCTGTATCACTTGTAATTGTTGCTACAAACGCTGATAATTGTTGACCAGTATCATCTGTAAATGTAATTTCATCACCAGTAATTAATTCAGTTGTAAATCTTGTATTTTGTCCTATGACGGCAGCACCCACAGCAATAGAAATTGATCCAGTAAGAATTTTATAGGAATCATCTGTTGTATCCGTAGCAGAAGTTGATACAACTGTATCAGCAGTAAATGTTGGAGTACCTGTTTGACCAACTTGTTTCACATTAGCAATTGTATATGGTTGAACAGCATTACGAGCAACAGCGTCAGCTGCTAATGTTGCCGTTGTACCTGAACTAGTTGTTGTTTCATCATAAACTTGTTCACCCGCTACAAATGTTCCTTTAACATTTGCTACAAGAAACTGTCCTGTAGTTGATGAGTTTTGGTCAATAATTGCCGTAGCACCAGATGTTTTACCTGTAAGTATTTCACCACCTCGAACAGTAATTGATCCTGTTGTAACCAAATGAGTGAACATTGTAACATTAAATAAACCTAACTTATAAACAGAAGTTGTATTACCTGAAGCGGCACCAGCAGTACCAGAAACATATTCAAAATAACGAGGATGTGCTGCACCAATATAATTAAGATTTGCACCAGAACCTGAATTAGCCGTACCTCTAGTAGCAGTTGCTTTACTGAAAAATTCTATTTCTTTAAATGCAGTTGTTTCACCACTAACAGTACCTAAATCAGGCAATCCATAAATTTTTGTAACATTAATAGATGAACCTATGTCTAAACGAGTTGTTGAATTTTGTATTGTATCAAACTCTCTTGCTTTCTCAATCGTTAAAAACTTTTGAGAAGTAGTATCAAGCTCATACCCTTTAACATATGCTTTGCCTGGTGATAAACCAATCGCTAATCTTGCTTCTGAATTAGTAGCTGAAAGTCCATTATATAAACTATCAGCATCAACAGAATAAATACCACGATTTGATCCATCATTTTGATGTTCTCTTACATCTATATCAAAAGGTTTAATTACATAATCACCACTTTCATCAGCTGTTCTTCTTGCTAAGGTATCTTCTAAAATATTATAATCTGTTCTTTTAACTATTTCCTCAATTGTACCAGTCTTAACTCTTAACAACTCCACAAAATTTGTATCGTCTGTTGCAGTTGTTGTTTTCTTTGCAAGTGTTAAAGCAATCTTAAATCTATGAGAACCAGGTGCATTTACATTTGATGAACCTGTCGCATTATCATTAAGCGTAGTATCTGTTTCTGGTGTTACAAAACTTTCTGTAACAGTCCAACCAACTCGATAAGATGGTGTGTTTGTATAAGCGTCTAGTATTAAAGTTTGTTCCGTATTTGTTACAAAATATCCATTGATAAAATAAACACCTGCTTGAACATTTACAGCAGACGCTTGACCAGTTGCACCAGTAGTTGTGGGTAAAGTTGTAGATGAACCTACAACAGCACTAGCGCCAGTAAATGTTAGTGTTTCACCGTCTGTAAATCTTTTTGATGAATTGTCTGTACCTGTTTTAGTATAGGTAACATAAAGAGTTGCAGCCGCACTTGAGGATGCTTCTGAACTATTAACAACTGTTGCTTCAACACCAGAGGTTGCACCTGTTAAAGTTAAACCTTCTATATCAGAAGCATCCGTAGTTGTATGTGAAGCTAACTTAACATACTCATATTTTGTATTGAGAGTAACCTCACCAGGAATAACTTGGGAACCATCCTTGAAGACATGTTCACCAAATCGTTCTAGTTGATTTTGTAATATTGTTTGTAATTGTGTAAGCTCTCTTGCCTGAACGGCATAAGCTGGACGAAATAAAACTCTATGAAAATTTTTATCTTCTGAAAAGTCATCATAATATGGTGCTACATTAAAATTAACTGCCATGTTTCACCCCTAAAATTCTACAATCAGCTTTACATTCTCCGTTTGGTCAGATGCCCTTGTTACAGGTTTCCTGTTTTCAATGTATAAGATATCACCACTATCGTGTTGTAATTCAGGAGTTGTATCATGCGTTGTTGGTGTGCCTGTTGCACTAGAAGTTGCACCTGTTACGGTATCTGTTCCGGTAAATGCGGTTAAAGTTCCATTGCTATCAATACCTTGATTTGCAAATTGTGGTTGAATATATCTTAAAGTTTTTGTTCCTGAAGTATAATCAATAACATAACCTACTGCACCAGAACTTGATTGAGTAATTTTTTCATCTGCTACAAATGTTCCGGGTGAACCACTAAACACAATTGACTTTGTGCAATCTAAAGTTGATTCTGTTGCCGTAGCAGAGCTATCGCTATCAATAGGATTTCGTATTAATACAACTCGTCTAAAATCATTGTCTGTATTAAATTCACCACTTTCTGTTTGTGCAAAATTCGTATTTGTCATCACATAAAAACCACCTAATTCAGCAACTACATCTGTAGCGTGACCACCAGGAGGTGAAATAATAAAATCAATATCAGCACCTACTACACTACCAATATCACTAGCAAGTACACTTGCGAAAGTATATCCTGTACCTGCTGTTGTAATTGTAACTGAACTTACAGCATTAGCACCAACAACTACTGTACATCTACCACCTGTACCATCACCACGAATTACCACACTTGTATATGAACCGTTTGTACCACTAGCACCACCTGCAGTAACTTTTACATTTTCAATTGCACCACCAACTGTTGAATAATCTGTTGATTCTGTTGAAACATGCATAAAGTCTGTTGATAAGAAATTCGCCTGTTCAGCAGAAGATAATGAATACATATATTTCCATTTGTATCCATCAGCAGTTGAAAATATAGCTGCTTGTTTAGTAGTTGGTTCAGTTGTTGAAGCAGTATCACCGTCATTGTCTATGCATACGAATACATCATAACTTGAATTTACCACATAAAAAGTAGAATCATATAAATTTGTCGCATTACTATTAGATGTAATTGTAGCACCAGCAGTATTAATATCTCCATAATCATGTCTATAATAATCGTAAGTAGTGCCAGTTGCCCAATCTCTCCTTGGTATTACTAATGTCGTATCTGAACTTGCTATTTTTTTAGCAGACAATAAATCATCATAAGCATAGTATTCTACTTGTCCTACATCATCAACCGGTGTTGGTGGAGATGTATCTGTTCCGTCATTAAATGCTTGATTGTCTGCAAATGCTTGAGGTCGTCCTATTGCAAGATAATATGTATCAGCGGCTTCACTAAAACTCTCTTGAAATTGTCTTGCGTTGTGGATTCTAAAATCTTTTGTAATAATTGCTGGCATAATTGTTTCCTATAATCTATTTATACACTCCATTAATATTTATAATCATAAATTAAGCATATGAAGTATTTATTTGTGCTGGGATGGCAAAGTTTGTCTTTAAATCAGAATTAAAAGTCGCAAATGTAGGTGTTTCTCCATTGGGTGGTGTCTTACCTGTACCTGTTATCAATACATTGTTTAAAATAACTAGTGTAACTCCGCTATCCATATCTCTTAAACCTAGTTCCTGCTTTATTTCACCATTGTTTAAAATATCTTCTAATATAATATCATCTTTTTCATCTGTAGAAGAACCATCTGAAGCATCCATAAGTAACTTATCTGGAGTATGGTCAAAAGCCGTTGAGGCAAAACGATTAATGGCAGAATATCTAGGACCACCATAAACGAATCCTTGTATAACATCAACTCCCTGCACGGTCTTTGGTGAAGACCTTGGACCAAGATTAAGTGTTCTTTCTGTTGTTAATGTAACATCTCTAGTGTTTGATGTATATGAAGCAGCAAATTCAATACCTCTTTCGGCGTTTGTTCTTTGCGTTGTACCATCACTTGTTGTTCCTAATCGTCTTCCTATCTTCTCACCAAATATAACTGTATATATTTCAACAACCTCATCAGGTTCAACAACACCAGATGTTCTCACAAATCCAACTTTCATTTTTGCGTCTAATAGTGTTCGTATGCTTACTTCACCAACAACATAAAAACCTGCTGGGTGTACGGCAGATTTGAGATAATCTCTCCAAGCTGCGATACTCTCACCTACTCTTACAACATAAGAATAATCCTGATAATACAAACTGTCTTGTATCTTTTTCGTTGATTCTGAAATTTGTCCATCAACACCTGTGTATGCACCATCTGTTGTAATAACTGTTCCATTCGTTGATGTCATAATTGCTTTATCAGCATTACGAACTCTTGCAGTTGTACTTGAAGTACCACCTGTAATCGTAACTTTATCATCAAAGGTTCCAGTAGGACTTGTAAGTGTCATAATGTTTGTTGCACCAACAAATGATTCTAATGTACCAGATACACTTCCTGATGTTTCGTGTTGCAATCTGCTTTCAGTTGTTCCATCATGTGTAACAATTAAAAAATCAACTTCATCTGTGTGAGCATAATAAGAATGGATCAACACATCACCATCTTCTGTAATAATACGACCAGGTCCTAATTCTAAAACACCTTCTGTAATGTTTTCTTCCACTTCTAGCACACCAGTATCATCTTCAAGCTCAATATCACCATAACTGTCTTCTTGTCTGAAACGAGGATGCCTGTAATCCTCTAAACTTATGTCACCATCTAAAGCATCTGCACTCTCTAAAATAATATTATCTTCAGCTGTTGCACTAATCGTTTCACCATCCGTAAAATTAGCAGATAGGGTATCAATCTGCATATGCAATCTTGGTGACAAAGTTGGCGCTGTTTCATAACTAAATCCTTGGTCAACATTTTTAACACTTAATACTTTACCTACACCTGATGAAACAGGAAAGACACCTGCACCAGTACCAGTACTTGTACTAATTGTTACTGTAGGTAATGAAGCATATCCATAACCACTATTAGTAATTAATACTTTAACAACATCACCTAAACTTGAATTTGTTGCGTCCTCCATTACAACCATATCATCTGTAGTATCTTCTATAATAATACGACCTTCTTCTAAACTATCTGCCTCTAATCGAAAACCTCCATTGACAACTTCAACTCTACCAGCAAGACCAGAACCATATGTGGGGTTTGTGACAGATAAAGTATCACCAACAACATAACCTGTACCAGGTGTTTCAACAATAATATTTTCAATTGAACCATATGATGTATCTTCAACTTGTGCCGAAGCACCATCTCCACCACCACCTGATATTGCAACAGTTTCACCTACTGTATAATAACGACCTGGTGATGTAACTGTAATATCATCCATTATGGATCCTATAGTACAAGTAATTCTTACGGAACTGTCTTCATTATCTGTAGCATAAAATGTTTGTCCATCCACAAAAGTTCCTGTAACATTATTCAACACAAATGTTCCTACACTTGTTTGAGTACCACTAATATTAATATTAGAAACTGATACGCTATCAACAACAGCAGTAGCTAAATTAATATTAGCATCAGTAATAACATTATCCTGTGTAACTGTTTGACTTGTAAGGCGGGTCATATCACCAGTTGTTGGTGTAAGAAGTGTTGCTCTAATTATTTTTTTTGTTGTCCATTTACCATCTGATACTCGCAACATATCAACAGTTGGATAATATAATTCTGCTTCTTCATTTAGTAATGCACGAAAAAAGATTTGATGTCCTTTCTTTGTACCTTTTCTTTTATACAAGGAAAGAATATTTTTTGTAAGTTGTCTTTTATTTACATTGTCATCCAAATCATTTGGTATTGTTTGGAGAAAAGCGTTTCTAAAACTTGTAAAGAAATCATCTAACGAATCATTGACATCTGCATATTCTAAAAGTTGTGTAAGAACTTCATTTGGATTAGCACGGTATTTTCCAACAATGCCACTACCACCTGAAGTACTACCAGTAATAATTTCACCTGTAATAAATTTTGAGTTAGCAGAAATCCAAATTTTTAAATTGTCAGTATCTTCAGCAAGTATTGTTGCCGTTTCACCTGAAGTGCCACCAGTAATGGTTTCACCTTTTGTAAATTCACCTACAGTCCCTTGTTCACTTAAAAGAAAATCACCTTCATCGCTACCGTGTTCATCAGTAGCATCCATTGCCAAATGACCTTCTGTTTCTGTTTCTAGTAATACTTGGTCAGAAGCAGTTACACTTGATAGTGTAATCTGTGCTGAGTCCATAAACTCATAATATTGTTTAATGAAATCTACTAATAAAGGACTATTAGCTTGGATGTGTTCAGGTAATTGCCTACTTACAAGAGGATTTAATTTCTTTGCAAACTTTGCCATTGATTAGCTCGCATAACTTGTAGCCGTAGTATAACCTATACCTGAAGTTGTTTCAAAAGTATCAGCAGAAACAGTTACCGTTGAATTGGTCTCATCTATCGCTAACAATTGATTACGAACAGGTATTGTATCAACAGAATTTGGTATAATAGTCAAACGGACATCTGTGGAAGTTGCACCATCAACATCACCAACAGAAGTTATATACAATGCATTAAGTACTATTTGTCCAGTTGTATAATTAACTGTACCCAATGTATTGTTTGTATAAATTTTTGTACCAGCACTTAAATAATATATACGGACATTACCATCACCATCATCATTCAAATAATAATCATTTGTTACATCACCATTAATCGTAAATGCACTTGATGATAGAATACCACCAGCAGTTGCATTATGTCCTGAATGTGGATTGTACAATGCATTATTTAAATTGATAGTATAAGTTGTTGCAGCTGTTGTAGTTGCCGTAAATGACTTATGTAATTTAACTGTTGTAATATTTGACAGAATAGAAGTATCAACCTTGTTCATTGTTGATATAAATTTACTGTGCCTAAACATTTGGTCAAACTCTTGTAACTCATCTGAATTATATGTTGTAATTGCACTTGTAACAAGTGACTTAATAGTATCTTTTGATTTGGTTGTAGATTTAGCATCATATTTTACATCTACTACTAACTGTAAATATGTTGTAGTTGGATCCACTATGACAGGTGTAATAGACATTACATTAAAATCTTTCAATTGTAAAATAATATCTGTTTTCTTTGCTTCTGTTAATGATGTACCTACTTTAGGATTAATACTAATATAAACTCGTCCATAAACAGGTGTGTCGTGATCCTCTCCACCCCATACTTGAACAGACTTTGCATTGGTAAATATTTGCTTAACCTTACTTTCATAATCTCTTGCTGTTACTGTTCTGTTTTGTGTTGTCCAACTTTTGGGTGCATTGAAACGAATACTGTTAGCACTTTCCGCTGTAGCACCACCAGCAGAATTGGTCGCTGTTGTAACAGTAACATTTGTAAACCCACCCACATTACCTGACAACGAAAAAGTTGTTGCACCATTACTATCGTCTGCATTGGTTACGATATAAGATAAGGTCACAATGTTTCCTGTTGACAATGATTTACCTAAAACACCGTCACCAAAAAATACTTCGTGTTGACTATCTTCAGCACCTTCAAGATAATAAACAGTTGAGGTACCTGTTACATCTGCTAAATCTGTAGCAAGTGTATATGTTGCTGTAGTTGAATCAGCAGAAGAATTTTGAACCGTTACTTTTAATGTTGTTGTATCTGCTAATTCATTCGCAATTAAAAATCTTTGGTCTGCATTTGCCGTATCAACAGTATATTTATTTGTAACTAAAGTTCCTTCATAAACAGGCAAACTTGAAAAAGAATAAACACCTGCACTTGGTGTAATTGTTGTATCGTCTTTCACCAAATAATTATAAGTAACGCTATCAACAGTTGTTTGAAAAGTTGTACCTCTTGCCGCTGTAAGAGTATTACCAGTTGCACCAACAACCGTTAAATCTAAATAAGCAATAGGTGATGTAGCACTTTGAGGAGTATAGCCAACATGCTTGGCGTGTGAAACAATACTGTTTCGCAAGTCAGCGCTATCAATAAACATTTCATTTGCTAATACATTGGCATAGACAGCGTTGTAATGTGTGTTGTATGCTAATAAATCTAAAATGTTAGAAAGACCAGAACCTTCAAAATCATAATCTGTAAATTGGTCTTGGTTTCTTAGGAATGTCTTTAAATTACCTTTAATGGTATCAAAATCTAATTCTGTTACATTTAATCTTTTAGCCATCTTATCTACTTCTTTCTAGCATTACATCTAAATTAACTAATTCACCTGGTATATTAATTACATAAAAACTAATTGTTACCTCATAGGCATTATCATCAAAATTAGGTCGAGCATCTACACCCACAAGTCTTGCTCTTGGTTCAAAGTTTGCGATAACCTCACCAATCAAACGAGTCAATGTACTGGCAGTAATAGGGTTGATAGGTTCAAATAAAATACTCCTAACACTTGATCCTATTTCTGGATGGAAAGGTCGTTCATAATGATTTGTTAATATGAGATTCCTTACTGATTGCTTAACTGCTTCAATGTCAGTCTTTTGGATAATATCTTGTGTGGCTAAATTTCGTTCAAAACTCAAAGAAATATCTTTATACAAACGAGAGCTTCTAGCACTTGCGTTTGTTCTTTGAGCGTCCGTATATCCTGATTGTAGTATTGCCATCTAACTATTTATACAGTTATCCGGCATTTACATCAGAACTTCCTGAAATAGGATGAAGACAATTCGCTTTATCTCCAGAACGACATACTCCTATACCGTTAGCAAAGACAGTAGATGAGGATTCAATCATAGGCGGGTTAACTGAATGAGGTGCTACACCATGTGAAATGACCTTGTCACCCAATCGCACAACACCTGAGCCATTAGCATTGACATCACCACTACCTTCAATCGCAACTCCACCTGCAATATCTACACCATTACGAGCAACACCCGGCATTATTTACAATCGCCACATTTATCTTCTGTACATTCGCAAGGATCACAGGTACAATTTTCTGCCTTACAATGTTCGTTATCGCATTTCTTCATTTATTTTTTCCGTTTCTTTTTAGCTGTTTTTTTCTTCTTCGTTGGAGCATTCTTTTTCGTTTTTATGGTACCAACCAGAAATCTGGTCAATGCCTTCAAATCGCTTTCAAATGCTTTAATGAATTTTGACATTATCATCTCCTTTTTAACTATTTATAACGATTTTTTGATACAATTCTATGAGAACAAAATGAGAACACCACATTTGTTGTAAAAATACAACAGAATTAATTTGTAACCTATTGAAATATAAGAGTTTTAATTTCATTATTT